CCCAACGTGCCTGCCCTGCAGCACGGCAAGCCGATCGTGGTCACCAAACGCTTCGACCTCGTCATGCAGCACAGGCAAGACGGCAAGGTCTACATCTGGGACCACAAGGTGACGGGTGCTGGTGTGGGGAAGACCCGCGCACAGCAGTACGCCATGGACGGACAGTTCGCGGTCAACCGCATCGCCGGCGCGCAGATGTACGACAACTTCGGCGGGATGATTCTCAACCTCGTGCAGAGGCGATCACCCTGGACGGTGAGCCGACAGTTCGTGCCCCCCACCCCATGGCGCGACGCGCAGTTGCCAAGGCAGATCTACCGCAAGGCACACTCTCTGGCAGCAGACCTCAACGCCACACTGAACGGTGAGATGCGCGAGGGTGACTGGCAAATGACGCAGAGCGAGTTGCTTTGCTACCACCGCTACGGCAAGTGCGGTGCCTTCGACCTCTGTTCTTTCGGTTGATGATCCTTCACAGATTGCCCCGGTCTGTGTTACAAGGATGAGGCCTCGGCCTCGGCGGGGCAACACCACAACAACAAAATCATTGGAGGTGACCATGGGTTCTGCCCAGGTCATGGGGCTTGTCTTTGGACAGCCCAAGCGCACAAAGACCTCGATGGTCGCCAGCGCATTCCCGAACGCCCTGTGGGTTCCGGGCGAGGGTGCGAACGCGATCATGAGCGTCTGTCAGAACGAGTGGGGGTACGAGCCCACCATCTACGACCATCCCATCCGAACGCTGGACGGACTGCTGGAACTCCTCGCCATGGTCGAGGAGCACAACCTTGCAGAGGAGTACGGTGCTGTCTGCGTGGACGGCATGACGGCACTGTGTGAGTCCAGCCTTCGGCACTGGCAGGACAACCCGAAGCTGACCAACAGCGGCAAGGTCGACAAGTTCTACCCGTACCAGCAGTTGAAAGACCGGCTGTTGCGGTTGGCTGAGCGGGCTCGGCACATCGGTGTGAACGTGTTCCTCGTGGCACACGAGCAGGCACCGGGTGCTGGCATGGACGGTTCCTTTGTTCCCGGCGGCCCTTCGCTGGGCAGCAAGGGACAGGTGGTTCGTGTCCCGGCATGGTGCGACTTCAACGCCCGCGCTGTGGTCAACAAGGACTACCCAGACCCGTGGGTCAAGACCGGCCTGTACGTGGACCCCTTCGACTCCACCTGGGTGACGGGCGACCGCAACGGCGTGGCGTATGCAACGGCCCCGCCCAACGTGCGTGAACTGCTTCGTGCCAG